AAAGATCCTTACATGCTTTCAATCCTTCTACGGTACAAGGAACTTTAATCGTAACACTTGGAGCAATTGTATAATAATGTTTGGCTTCCGTGAGCATTTCCTCTGCCGTATCAGCAACCACTTCTGCTGAAATGCTTTCTAACTCTGGAAATATATTTGAGATTTCTGTAATAACTTCTTGAAGTTGTCTACCGCTTTTAAGGATTAATGAGGGATTTGTAGTGACACCATCCAATAATCCTGTGTCGTATGCAGATTTAATTAATGAAACATCTGCTGTGTCTAAAAAGATCTTCATATAAGTATAAAAACTCATTAGTAATTATAAGAAATTCTTTTTGGATGTCAGCAAATTGTTATGAATTGAAGATAATAGAATAAAAAAGAGACCCTTTCGGGTCTCTCAAAAACTATTGAGTTTTTATCAACCGATAGCAGGTGCAGTGAGAGCAACAGGAGTTGCCTCAACGCTTGCAAGATCCAGAGGGAAGTTGTGAGCGTTGCGCTCGTGCATTACTTCCATCCCGAGACCAGCACGATTAAGTACATCAGCCCAAGTAGGGATTACACGATTGGAATTGTCAACAATAGACTGATTAAAATTAAAACCATTAAGATTAAAAGCCATCGTAGAAACACCAAGAGCGGTAAACCAGATGCCCACAACAGGCCAAGCAGCAAGAAAGAAGTGCAGACTCCGAGAATTGTTAAAGGAAGCATACTGGAAGATCAGTCGTCCAAAGTATCCGTGTGCGGCAACGATGTTGTAGGTTTCTTCTTCTTGTCCGAACTTGTAACCGTAGTTCTGTGACTCATTCTCTGTCGTCTCACGGACAAGAGAAGAGGTGACAAGAGATCCATGCATAGCAGAGAAAAGAGAACCACCGAAGACACCAGCAACTCCCAACATGTGGAAAGGATGCATAAGAATGTTGTGCTCTGCCTGGAAAACAAGCATGTAGTTGAAAGTTCCCGAAATCCCCAGAGGCATTGCATCAGAGAAGGATCCTTGACCGAAGGGATAGACCAGAAACACTGCGCTAGCAGCAGCAACGGGTGCGCTGTAGGCAACACAAATCCAAGGACGCATACCAAGACGGTAAGAAAGTTCCCATTCGCGTCCCATGTAAGCATAGATACCAATCAGGAAGTGGAAGACGACCAGTTGGAAAGGTCCACCATTATATAGCCACTCGTCAAGAGAGGCTGCTTCCCAGATGGGATAAAAGTGCAATCCAATGGCGTTGCTTGAAGGAACTACAGCACCAGAAATGATGTTGTTTCCGTACATGAGAGAACCAGCAACTGGTTCACGAATTCCATCGATGTCCACAGGAGGAGCAGCGATGAAAGCAACGATGAAACAAATCGTTGCGGCGAGCAACGTTGGAATCATCAAAGTACCGAACCAACCAACATAGAGGCGGTTGTTCGTTGAAGTAACCCACTCGCAGAATTGTTCCCAAGTGGAAGTAGATCGTTGTTGAGCAATTGAAGCAGTCATTTTTCGTTAAAGGGTAAGTAAAAGTCCAGGGGGTTCTGGATGTTACAGTATGTTCCACACCACCCTCCAGTGTGGATATGAGAGACGTAATTTATACACCCATAGGTCTCGGTTAACGGGTGTTACAAAACATTAAAGAGTTGTTACATTCCTTAACGTTGTTGATGTATTTATCATAACAGAACTTTACAATCCTGTCAAGGGGGTCCAATTGCTCAAGTGGACCTCTTGGTAAACCTCATGTTTATTCTCGGATACTTAACACCATTTTCGGATGATTTTCTTGCCGAATATGTGGTACGGGGATTGGAAACTCCGTTTTCTAATCTCTCTTTCTTATAAAACAAATATAAATTTTCGCTACCTTGCAATGCATAAAAATCAGTATATCCACTACCACTAGATTGTATTTGATTTTTAGTTGCATGTTGCTTCAAATAGTCTTCAATATCTTTCTGATTCATATTGGGATATTGTTCTAGTAAACAAGCAGCAACTCCACAAACTTGAGGAGATGCCATACTTGTTCCCTGATACTTTCCTAATTTAAAAGCACTGTTTCTTGGATCACCAACAAGAAAAGTTGAAGCACCAGAACTATGTAAAGAAGATACTATATTTTCTCCAGGAGCATATATATCAACTCTAGGTCCACAATTACTAAAAATATTTTTTAACTGTAAAACTTTTGCTGAAATAGAACCTACACATATAGATAATCTTTGCCCACCAACTCCCGATCTTGCTGCCGCAGTACTATAAGATCCCCTATGATAATAATAAGGAAATCCACCATAAGTAATATAATTATTATAATCTATTCCACCCTCAACATCTAACCTAGTAGATTCATTCCCAGCAGCACCAACAAATATTATTCCATCATTAACAGCATCTTCAATATCCAAAACATATGGAATATAATAAGCATTTACATAAAAATACGCAGTTTGAAATGGATCTAGATCTACTATTCCATAAGAATTAAATTGAGCATCTGAAAATGGACCACTATAAGTAGTTCCCCTATAAGTAATTGAAGAAACAGATGATTTAAGAAATTGATATGAAGATCCCCAACTGTTATTGAGTACTGTTGGATTCTTTCTTCCTGTAATTGGATTTACTGTTTTACTATTATGCCAAGCACGAATATAATCAAACAAATAATTCCAAGCAAGAGTATTAGGATTAGATGTATATGGACTTATATTGTAAATATTTGCATCTCTCGCCCAGCCCTGAGTATTTCCTGCAACAGTACCGCAAACATGCATTCCATGATTATCATCGGCATTTAATAAACTAGCACCAGTCGGATATACATAATTTCCATTTGCCCCTAACCCAAGTTCTGCAGTGTGCTTATACCAATTATACTGAATAACTCTAGTTCCACCAGTACCATCTTCATTACGGGAAAATTCTGGATGAGAAGGATTTAAATGCCCATCAACTAATACAAAATCTACATTTTTTCCAGAACTAGTAGTAGTTACTGTCCCACTCACAGCACGAACTAATCCATCCTCACCCCAATTAGAAACTGTAGATCCAGTAGTACATCTATACAATGCCCAATTTTTTTGTGTATTTGCAATTACATCTTCAGTATCTTTATTCCAATCATCAGAAAATTGAGTCCACAATGGTTTGATAACCATAGAATCCAAAATGCTTTTTGGAATTACATCAAGAACTCTTTCATCATTCTTTAGTGTTTCAGCCTCCTCAGAGGTTAAAATATACTCAGTATTTCTACTAATTGTTCTTCTATTAGAACATTCAACTTCTCTATCTGGAATAGTTTCGGTTCCACCAGGAGTTTCCATGTCATCATAAAATTGTTCCAGATCTTCTCTGTTCTGAATAGAAACAACATATTCTTCCATGTTACTCTTCCAATTTTACGACCGTTAAATCAACTGTAATTGGAGTACTTGAAGCTTCATTATTAGTAACTCTCGTATATATTGTACTTGTTACTGGAGATTCATTATTCCATCCAACAATTCCAGGTGTAATTAAAAATGTGCTACTACCAGAAGTCGTAGTGCGAACTTCAGCAATTATTCCAGATCCAGGTGTCGGATCAGTCAAATAATTTCTAGTTGAATCATTTGTTCTAGAAGTTGCATCACTATAGACAACAATCCAGGCAGCAGCAGAAGTTCCTACCTTCAATAAGGAATAAGATTTATATCCAGCAATATCTAAATTTGTAGTGGCGCCAGCAGCAATAGATCCTGTAGTTCCAGAAACAACTAATCTAGATCCAAAAGAAGATGTTGTCCCTTGAACTCCCTGAGTTCCTTGATTACTTAACCCCTGAAGACCTTGAGCACCCTGATTACTTACACCCTGAAGTCCTTGAGTTCCTTGATTACTTAACCCCTGAAGACCTTGAGCACCCTGATTACTTACACCCTGAAGTCCTTGAGTTCCTTGATTACTTAATCCCTGAACACCTTGAGTACCCTGATCACTTAAACCTTGAACACCTTGAGTACCTTGATCTCCCCAAGTACCTTGAGTACCTTGATCACTTAATCCACCTTGAATACCCTGAGCACCTTGGAATCCAACATTCCCTTGAAGTCCCTGAGTACCCTGATCACTTAATCCACCTTGAATACCCTGAGCACCTTGAAATCCAACATCACCCTGAAGACCCTGAGTACCCTGATCACTTAATCCACCTTGAATACCCTGAGCACCCTGAGCACCTTGGAATCCAACATTTCCTTGAAGTCCCTGAGTACCCTGATCACTTAGACCACCCTGAATACCTTGAGCACCTTGGAATCCAACATCACCCTGAAGACCCTGAGTGCCTTGAGTTCCCTGATCACTTAATCCACCTTGAATACCTTGAACACCTTGGAATCCGATATCTCCCTGAAGACCCTGAGTACCTTGAGTACCCTGAGTTCCAAATTCACCTTGAATACCTTGAACACCTTGACTACCAAAAGTACCCTGTACTCCCTGAGATCCTTGATGCCCCAAAAGACCTTGAGTACCTTGAAGACCTTGAATACCTTGCTCTCCACCAAAAGCAGTTTCAAAAACAAACTTCTTTAATGAGTGATCATATTTCAAATACTTATTATCATAAGCACTTGCATTAGTAGCAATACCAACAATATCATCAAGATATTTTAATTGAGTTTCACCACCACCACCAATCGTGGCAATTTGCTCCTGAATACGATTAATGAATAAACTATAATGCTTATTAAGTTCGTCAACAGTAACAAAGTTTTGATCTAATGGAGTCAGAGGATCTTTATTTTTAATATTAGGAGGCTCATTCAATAAACCTTCTTTTATTTCATCATATATCTCAAGAACTCTATTAATTTTATTTTCAACACTAGGAATATTGAATAAGAAGTTTTCAGAAATTTCATTAAAAATTTGCCTCTTTAAAACTTCATAATCCTCATTTACAGAATTAATATAAGAATCTACTCTTCTAATATTCTTCTTTCTATATTCCTCTCTTACATATTCTTCATTAATATTTTCATTATTACTCTGAACTAATCCTTCTCTCCAATTATATTTTTCTACTTCCTCTCTATCTTTTTGCTCATGCAAAAAATTTCTGTCATTTTCATTGACATAGACATCAGTTTTTTTTAATTCATTATCCAGTATTTTAATCTTCTCATCTAAATTAGAAGATTTTGAATGACCTATACTTTTCTTAAAGATGCCCATCAATATAAAATGTTTTCTTCTTAGTAATATTTATTATACCCTATATTCTTCTATTTTATCTAAAACTTTATTGAGATAATGATGCGCTAACCACTTTGGATCATATCCCGTCTTATCCATCCATTCAGTATCCAAATTCTTTTTGATTTTCAATACTTCACACTTAATAATATCCTTGGTAAGTTGTCCTCTTGGCATATCATAAAAAACCCTGCTCCTTATTTAGAAGCAGGGTTTCAATAATATTAGATATTACATCAAACAAGTTCTAATTCCAACACAGTAGAGCGAACATAGTTCAGAACGTTTTCTGGAGTTGTTACTTCATAAGGATCAGAGTCGGCATTATCACGCTGTCCGTCTTCAACAAACAGTTTCTCAATAATACCATCCTTCACCACAGCAGCGTAACGCCAACTGCGCTCACCGAACCCAAGATTCGACTTACTAACGAGCATACCCATCGAACGGGTGAAATATGCGTTTCCATCAGGAATCAGTTTTACGTTTTGAATGTTTTGGTCTTGTGCCCAGGCATTCATAACAAAACCGTCATTAACAGAAATGCAGTAAATAGCATCAATGCCAAGATCCCTAAATGATCCATAGTCCTCCTCAAACCCAGGTAATTGATAAGTACTACAGGTAGGAGTGAAGGCACCAGGAAGGGAAAAGATTACAACTCGCTTACCCTTAAACAGTTCATCTGATTTGCGAGTTACAAACTCACCACCTTCACGGAACACAAAATCAACTGTAGGAATTGTATATCCTTCTTTACGCATAGTAACCTCCATCAGAACAGACCAGGGATAATTTGACCAGTAGCAAGATAAGAACCAGCGGCGGAAAGGAATCCAAGCATCGCAAGACGACCGTTCCAACGCTCAGCAGTTTCAGTAAAAATTTTTTCCATTAGTTTTCTCCTTAATAAGTTTCGCAAAGTTTTTCTACAGAATATCCCAGAAGTACTAAAAATACAACACTGGTAATAGTAAAGATCAGTTCAGTCATCAGAAGACACCGAAGAAGAAGTTGCCAGTGAGAGTATAAGAAATAATACCGGCAACAAAACCCATCATCGCCCAGCGACCATTTGCTTTCTCTGCCCTCTCAGCATAAGGTTCAATACCATAACGCTCAAGATCTTCCTTAGTCATATACATAGCAGGCTCTTTTGCCCACATATTCATTTGACCAAATTCGTTTTTTGTTACAGTCATATAAGTATTGTAAAGAACTGTTACACAAGTATATAGCAAAAAGAAAGGGGCGTCAAGCCCCTTGTGTTACGGTTTTCTCACATACTAAGTATAATATTATTAACCCAATCAGATAAAGACACATTTGGTTCCCATCCAAAAGTTTTAAATATTCTTTCATTATCTGCAAGGGTTTCTCTAGATTCTCCATCTCTAGGAGGAATATTTACAGTATGGTCTGAAATCATTTTAGCAATTTCATTTATACAGTAACTTTTACCAGTTCCAACATTATAAACTTGACCAAAAGCAGTTGGTTCTGGATTAGCAAATGCAGTCATAATATTTGCATTCACAACATCACCAACATAAGTAAAGTCTCTACGCTGTTCTCCATCACCAACAATCGTTAATGGTTCTCCTAGTTTTGCTTGTCGCAAAAACAATCCGATAACTGGCGCATAATGCCCCCTCAACGGTTGCCGTTCCCCATAAACATTAAAATATCTCAATACAATTGTTTCTAATCCATATAGTTCATAATAAATTTTACAAAGTTTTTCACCAGTAACTTTCGATATTGAATAAGGATTCAAACAATCTTCTCGCATGTCCTCAACACACGGAGGTATGTTCTTCCCATATGCAGAAGAAGTAGAAGAATAAATAACTCTCTTCACTCCTGCTTCTCTAGCACACTGAAGAACAGTACAAGTTCCTACGGCATTTGTAGTTAATGCTCTAATTGGATTTTGAATCGCAGGTTGAATTCTTGAATCTGCTGCAATATGAAATACTACATCAACAAAATCGTAAAGAGCCCGAGTATTAATATAATCGGCAATATCAAATTTAAAATTAATTGCGTTTTCATTCCAATAAAACTTCTCATTACATTCGGAACTTTCATTATCTATTACTATAACTTCATGACCTAAATCAAGAAGTTTATCGACAAGGTTAGATCCAATAAATCCTGCTCCACCAGTTACTAATACTTTCATAGATTGTTCTCATTGTTGTACAGGTTCAGTTATTCTTCCCAAATAAGGGTCATAATTCATTAGATCATCTATACTTAAATCACAACCATTTTGCATCCAATAATTTAAAAGTCCTTCATAACTAGCACGATGAAAAATTTCAATATGCTCGGGATGGATGGAAGACCCCAAATCCAATTTATAAAGGAACAATGGAATAGCATAAGTATTACCAGAGTTATAAATTAAATCATCTGCAACTGCCCTTGGTTTAATTCCATTATCAAGTTTATATTTTCCACCCCTAACATGAAGGCGTAACAATTTTTCAGCATGATGACGAGTAATCATATAACATGCAGTAGAAAAATCATTTACAAATCTCTTATGAAGTCTAACATGTAGACCTCCAGTACAAATAATTGATAATTGTACTACATCCCAATCGTAAGGAAGTTTTGATGCAAACTCTTTCCAAGTAAAGTTCCAAAATCTAGCAATATCAATATCGACATCATCTTCCATGAATATTGCATATGGACTATCGGAGGTATTAATCCAATGATTTATGGCTTTAAGATGGGAAGTTGTACATCCTATTTCACCAGAAGTCATACTATCTGGATATTTACCCTTAATAATATCACTCAAATCATCTTCTCTACCGTCATAAGCAGAAATTCTTTCATAGTTTTCAATTTCCCAATATTTAAATTGACGTTCAATATATTCTTTTCTTTCAGGTTGCCCATCAAGATTAAGATAATAAATTGGACCAATTCCTTTGAGTTTATATGCAGATTTATTTTTATCCATCAGATAACTTTCCACCCATCACAATAAAGATCTTTGGTTTCATTATGTATATTGTTTGGCCCAAACCATTTCTTTGGGGCAATAACATCCTGACTTCCAGACAACCAAGCTCCCCACCAAGAAAAAGAAGAATTGGCAATAATATGACTAGTGCAAAAAGTCATAAGACACATATCAACCGCATTATCTCCAGACTCAGAAATCATAAACTGATCAGTAGAAAATAGTTCCTGTTCTCTACACCACTCAGGATCATCAGAGAAAACTATCACTTGCCTATCACTAAATTTTTTTAAAGCTTTTTTATAATAACTCATCGTAAGATTATGATGATTTGCCTTATTTGGTATATAATCAGTTCTTCTAACATGTAAGGATACACAATCTTTCATATCTTCCATCATCTCAGAACAAGGTTCTAAAATATGAGATCTAAAAGTAAAATCTTGACGAATACTATCTTCAATATGTTTGAAATATTTGTCACTCTGAAAGAATCCCCAAAGAGTAACATCATTCGGGCATTGATTAAATAACAATTCATCGAAATGAAAATGTTTTTCTTTAACTATAGGAGCATGTCCCATATCAAGATAAATTAAATTTTTTTTAGGAAGGTTATCTAAATTAAAAACTTCCAGTAGTTGATGAGAATTCCATTCATCGTCGAACTTGGAAGGAGGAATACAAAACTCATAACCTCTTCTTGAAGCAATACCCCGCAAAGAAGCGTACTGAAACATTTGATTTCCAAGTCTCCCTATTCTACCAATATGATTAAACGCCAGCATCTTTAAATCTCCTCTGAATGTATTCTTGCGATTGGTAATGTTTAACTAAGGTTTCTCTATTTTGAACACGTAACCATTGCCAATAATTATGATTATCCATAAACTTTGGATTATGGTAATGAGAATTATGAGTCCTTGAGTGTTCAAAATGCCATATCCAATTATCTATTCTACCAACCCTAAATCCTAAAGAAGAAAACCGATAATAAAATTCACAGTCTTCTGCTCCCCAAGATACAAAATTTTCATTCCATAATCCAGCTTTAATAACAGTATCTTTACTATAAAATTGAGACCAACCAATAGTGGAAGATTCAGTCCTACAATTGGGTTGGATTATATCAATATCAAATTCTTCAATAAATTTATTAAAAATTTCTTCAGGATACTGAACTTGATATTGCCATACTCCACAACCATATGGATACATTAAATCACATTCATCATTTTTAATCGCTTCATATGCTCTAATATGGCTAGATAAAGGATAAACAACATCTACATCATGACTGCAGATTACCGAAGTATCTACTTCAAGAATTAGATCATTCAATATTTTTGTTTTATAAAAAAAATCATTATCATCTGCTTCCTCATACAGATATTTTAAATTATTAGTATCACAATATTTCGATATCTCTGGAAGTGCGCGAAATTTAAAATTCTGTTTCGATGAAACTTCTTTAACTATAATTTTAGCTTCAGGAATATTTCTAAGAATATAAGAAACAGAAGTAATAATATTACGAAGTCTATCTTCAGACTCTATTCTACAAGGTATAATGTACGTTAAATCCATAATTAAATTTCCGGTTCTATTTCTGCTGGGTCGTTATAAATTTGCTCCCATCTTTCTGGAATAAGATCATCCATAATGTAATGAGAAACTGCTGGTCCAAACCAAGGAGTAGGAGCTATTACTTTTCCTCGATTATTCTGTAACCAGGCCCCCCACCAACTCAAGGAACTGTTGGCAATAATCGCACCAGAACATAAAGACATTAAACAAAGGTCCACATAAGGAACTGATGCTCCATCAGAAAATAGCATTTTAGAATTATCAGAAAAAATAAAACGATCACCTTGCAAATATGGTTGAGTTTTACACCATTCAATAACATCAGATACAACCATAACCTGATAAGAATCATCAAATTCAGATAGAGCACGCATGTAATATTCTTCTTTCATGAGAGGATGTGTGTGTTGAAGTAATTGATATGACCACTTCTCGCCACGAACACCCTGAAGTGATGGATTACCTCTCCTGATATGGAGAAATATTACCTTATCATTTTGAAGTTCTTCCATAAACTCTAGACAGGGTTCCAACCACTCATCTCTAAAAGTAAAATCATCACGTATTTCTTTTTCAATATCGATAAAATATTTTTCAGTTTGGAAATATCCATCAATATCAACATTATTGGGACAATTATTATATAATTGTTCATTAAAATGAAATTGCCTCCAAGAAATTTGTTGGCAATTTTGTTCTCCTATATTTTCTGGTTTACAATGAGATAGTTTGAATCCTTCAAAAAGTCCATAGTTATCAGGTCTAGGAGCATCTTTATCTGGAATAATCCAATCATATCCCATATTATTAGCAATTCCTCTAAGAGCAGCATACTGAAACATTTGGTTTCCAAGTCTTCCAGCTCTACCAAGATCATTAAACGAAATAGTCATATTAAAATTTTAAATACTTTTTCAGGAAGTTCTTTTTTGTCTTTTATAAAACGTATTCTATCATAATACTTATCATAAAGACAAGTACTCACCTGTTCCACAATATCGGGAACATCACTCACATATACAGTATATCCATGATCGAGCAAGTCTATACAAAGACGATATTGTTGACTTTCAGTAAGAATATCTGTACCCTTCTTATAAGAGATATAATCAAAATAGAATGGAAGATTTTCGATATTTTTACTTACAAAATAATCAAATAAGAACTTAGCATGTTGATTATTAAAATCATCAGTAGTAGATCCAAGATTATTTTCTAATCCAAGTTCTTTCATGTAAGCACCAAAAGCCCTATTATCTCTAGGAAGGCACGGACCGCCAAATCCAAAACCATATCTCATATACTTGTTACCTACTCTGGTATCACTACCAATTGCTTCAAGAACGTGAGATATTTCATCTTCCATTCCAGAAAGAGCAAGAACTTGTCCCACCATATTGGCATAACTGATCTTAGTGGTAAGAAAACAATTAACTGCTATCTTAGTAAGTTCAGCAGCCTTTGTACTCATACAATAAACTTTTGGAGGGTTATCTTGTATGTTCAGATATATCTCAGTTAGATCATAAAGATGATTTCCTCTTCCACCAATTAAAACCATATCAGCAGTTTGAAGATCTCTAATGATCGATCCTTGTGCAATAAATTCCGGATTATAAAAAACATCAACTCCATACGCTTGGAGTTGTTCCTGGAACTTCTCACAATCCCCAGGATTAGTTGTACATCCAACAACTAGAGATTTTCCATTCACAGGAAAATCAGCGTTCTGAAAATCTCTTACAACATTCCAGATACTAGAAATATCATAACTACCATCAGGTAAAGATGGTGTGGCAACAAGAGTGTAGATGATATCACACTCACGAATGACTTCTAAATTACTTCTTGTTGCTTTAAAATTTTTAGATGCTGAAAGATAATCTTGAACAAAAGGTTCAGATGTATTAATGATTTTTTGATTCAAATCATTAACATAACTCTCCCGAACATCGGAAGCAATAACTTCATATCCAGCATGTTCTAAAAGAAGAGAAAAACAAATTCCTAATCTTCCGACTCCAATTAATCCTATTTTCATAGATCCAATTTAGCAGTAATTAAAAGATGCCATCCAAGATTTTTCTCTAAAACCCGAAACATATCATAAGGCATAGATTCAAACCAAGGATGCTGTATATATTCTCCCCTCTTATATGGTTCAATTTGATAGGGAAATATATGATCCTGCTCTATAGAGATTACTTTATACCCATCCAATAACTTCACTACTTCATCTTTAGTATATGTATTGGCAATAGGACAACCATACTGAGCTTCTGGTTGATCCAACCCAGACTCAATCATATAATTTTTCCAAGAATCTTTCGCATAAAGCATAATCTTGAGAACACTATCCTCATCCATATATTTTTTAATTTCAGAAACAATCTTTTCTGGATGAGGACTGTGGTGAATTACTCCAAAAGAATAAATGAGATCGTAAGTTTCTACCGGAACAAAAGAAGAAAGTTCTTCAGCATTTCCAGAATAAAATTTTCCTTTCTGTTCAAATACTTCAAATCTTTTTTTTGCTAAAGAAATACTCTCCTCAGAAAGTTCTACTCCGGTATAATCTGCACCATGAAAAGCAAAATTAGCGCCAACCGTAGCAAGTCCACAACCAATTTCTAAAACTTTTTTACCTCCCCATTTTGGAAAATTAGTGAAGTTAAGAATATGAGGTTCTACCTTGAACTTCTTACGTTCTACCTCAGTGAAATACTCTTTAGTACCAACTTCTTTATCAGAATGTCTTACATTGCAAGGTCGATCATTCCAAAACTTTTTTACTTCTTCAATAGTTTTTGTCATACGTTTATATTATAATTGTAGTCTGCTTTAATGGAATTTGAATATGTAAAATGCCAAAAATTATCTCTAACTATTGTAGGATTACTATTCATTAATGAAGCAATTAGAGAAAATGAGCTATTGGCCATTATCAATAAATCGGCATTAGACATATGATATATGTCACTTGCAGGATGATCATTCAAATGCATGATAACACTAAAATTTTCTGTTGTCAAATTTAAAAAATTCAAAAAGTTTTCTATCGGTCCTTGAGAATGAACATGAAATGAAACTTTTTTATTGGAATATTTTTTCTTTAAAATTGAAATTAAATTTTCATACCGAGGAAAATCTCTTACTGGATTATAAATTTCACGATGATTAGCAATTAATTCTCCAGGAATATCATTTGGATTTCCAGATCTTATGTGAAGACATATATTTACATCACCAACAAAGTATTTAATGCCTCCATATATTAAATTATTCCTAATAGTATCAATTCTCTCCTTTGTAAAAATTTCATCCAATCTACTTGAACAATAATTCATTAAAGAAATATGAGCATGTTGAAGATCTATTAATATTTTTTCATCAGTATTTCGATTTTCTTCAATAAAAGAAAATAATTCAGAATTTACTTCATTAAATATAACAGTATTATCTGGACTTTTTAAAACTGGAAAATTAAAAAATTTAGTAAATGAATCATCCCATTCTTTACTAGAATAATTATTATATGAATAATGAGATAAATTTATAAATCCAGGAAAACTATGCTTTACATTTAAATAATTTGATACCATATTTAAAAGTATATGGTAATAAACAACAGACCCTATCCCTTCAGTATTTTTACCGTCAAATGGACTCAGAGATAAATGAAGACTCATAGTTTAAAAGTAGGAATAGAAATCATTTTATGTTTGTTTTGAGTATTAAATTTTTGATATACCTGGAGAGCCCGATTCTTATCCTCTGCCATAAACAAGGGATCTTCATATAATCCCCTCTCCATCACCCACTCAAGCATTTCATAAGAGGTGCCAATCTGATCCTCATCAGTCCTCCCATCATCCCATAAACCGTCTGTAGGAGCGGCAGCAACAATACGCTCATCCACACCAAGATGCTTTCCTAGTTCCCACACTTCGGTCTTATAGAGGTCAGCAATAGGGGCGATATCAACTCCCCCATCACCATACTTCGTATAGAACCCAACACCATAATCTTCAACTTTATTGCCAGTTCCAACTACAATACCACCAACAGAAGTTGCAACCTGATAAAGAGTAACCATTCTCAATCTAGATCTGGTATTTGCAAGAGCGTGTGTATCGGTGCCAAGCTCTCTCATAGTACCTTTGAAGGTTTCAAAGACATCTGTAAGATCGAACTTATGAGTAATCACATTATTAAAATTATCTTGCAACCATCCAAGATGAGCATCCGATAAACTTTCCTGATATCCATTCTGATGAATAGGCATACCCAGAGCATAGGTAGGAAGACCTGTCATAGCAGAAAGAGTTGATGCTACCGCAGAATCAATTCCACCAGAAACTCCAATTACAAATGCTTTGATATGATTAGTCTCGGCATAATCAAGTAACCAAGCAAATATTCTATGTGATAAAATTTCATAATCAGTAATTCTATTCATCATTCATACTCCCTTTTCATTTCATTGAAAACTTTAGAAATACCGTTTTGAATGCTTGTTTTAGGCATCCACCACTTCATAATATATGTATTTGATTTATTTTTCTTATCCATTTGAACTTTATCTTTCTCACCAGATATTTTTAATTTTACTTCTTTACCTATAAGATTAAATTGTCCCATAATTATTGAAGCAATATCAATAATTTTTGTCGATTTAAAACTAGTAATATGAAGGTCGTCTTCTGAAGTGAAATCAATGTAATTATTCATTATAACTTCCAAAGCTTCACAGCAGTCTTCGGCATATAAAAACTCCCTTTCTTCCTGACCATCCGTAAGCATATCCAAAATACCAGTCTCAAATCCCTTACGAATAAAATCTGTTATAACATGAGATTTTTCATAATCCTTTTCAATACCATAAACATTCCAAAACTTAACAATCAAACCATTTAGAGATTTTGTATAGAGTTCTCCTACATTTTTAAGCACACCATAAGGAGAATAACTCATATTACTCATCTGGGACGAAGAGAAGATAAATCTTTTATTGTATTTGTGAAGTAACCCAAATACGTTTGCCATCAGTCTGGTATTATTGTTTATGAACTGAAAGGTATGCTGATACTTTTTAAGGTATCTAGATCCACCAACATCAAACGCAAGAAAAAACACAAAATCAGATTCTCTTATCTTATCTTCCAAATATTCATTTGGGATAAGTGTTAAATCTTGATCTGGACCATTAACAACATCAAACTCAGATACCTCATATCCTCTCAATGATAAAAATTCTGTCAGATAAGATCCTATCTGCCCCCTAGATCCTAAGATTGTAATTTTCATGAATTTTCAATATCCTCTTTTGTTAATTTATACACACCCATATGCTGGACTGATTTTGTGGCAAGTATTACTGCCTTAGAAATAGAATAATTTAAATCTTTTGTTAAAAGATAATTATAACAGAGCGTTGCTAAAAATACATCTCCCGCACCAGTAACATCAAAAACATCAACATTAGGCGCCGAAAAAATTTGCTCCTTATACTTTGCTCCCAATTTACCCAAGGTAACTATTAATTCATAGTTTTCTGGGAGACTAATTAAATTATTTTCCTCATAATGATTTATTTTAATAATACTATTATTAAAGTACTTCAAATCTGGACTTTTACTATCAACAAAAATAGGTCCATCAAATTTTTCACATAGTTTCTGAATTTCAGAAACATCAAACACACCTTTACAATAATCTGAAATAACTATCGCATCACAATCAAAATTTTGAGGAATAGAAACTGTATTAATATTCCCAGTAATATCTTCCCGCATTAAAAGTTGGTTCGATTTAGTATCAACAAATCTTCTCTTAACCAAAAGTTTTGGATCATTTGTTATAAACTCAACATCAATACCATAACTTAAAAGATTTTCTTTAACATTTGACGCCATTCCTGGCCTAGTTTCTGTCCGTATATAATCAAATACAGGAACAGGTGCCTCGGCGCATATACGCTCACAGACACCATAGTGATATTCATCTGTACAAGATTCACCAATTAATAAAACTTTCATCAATTTATCTTATCATACCAATACTTAATAAGATCATCTAAAGTAGTTTCAATCTCATATTCTTCTTTAAATCCAGTGAGTTCAACAAGATTAGAAGAATCACCATGCTGATAATAAATCTCATGAGGACGCCAAAAAGGTTCATGAATTTTTTGCTCAACATCAGAAAGACCAGAAAGTTGAATCATCTTGTCAGTAAAAAACTGCATTTGGCGAGGAGTGTCGCCACAAATATTAAATATTTGTCCGTTAGATTCTGGAGATAACATTGCAAGATAATAAGATCTAACTGTATCACGAACGTCCATCACAACGCGAGTGGTACTTAGATTGCCAACCAAAAGAATTTTATCTTGAAGACCTTTCATCATGCGAGCAATTTGAAAAGCATCAGATGATATAGAAAAGTTTTTACCTCTACGAGGTCCAGTATGAGAAAAAGCTCTAGTGATAAATCCCTTCAACTTACCATTAGTAATCCTCTCCTGAACATAAAGATCAGTTGCGGCTTTAGAAACCCCATAAGGATTAGCAGGAATCAAAGCATCATCCCAACGAATCTTACGTCCATCAATTCCAACATTACCATAAACTTCTGACGTTGAACAGAACATCAACTTAGAATTAGGTTGATTATCAGTAATACACTGAATCAAATTAGCACTTCCGACAATGTTTTCATCAAAAGTTCCTAAGGGATCTACAAAACTAGATGGAGGATGAGACTGTGCTCCAAGATGAAAGACTCCGTCGAATTCATAATCTTTGAAAATTTGCTGTAGAACTCTATAATTTTTTAAGTCAGAATATAAAAATTTGATATCTTTATATACTTCATCACATACAATATCACGAATATCATTTTCTCTACCGTTTGTGCTACGGATCAGACCATATATTTCATGCCCCTCTCGATGAAGAAGGTTAGCTAGGTGAGGTCCAGCAAAACCAGTAATGCCAGTAATTAAAAATTTCATCTGTTCGGAATAAACTCAGGTTTTTTTAAGAAAGGAATATATTCTACTTCAGGACTATGAAATCCCTGATACATGCGATAAACTTTTGCTTTAAGATTAAGTTTATCTATAACATAATTTATACTAGTATGAACAGTATGTATTTCATTGGCATTCTCTAAAACTTTACACCAATCAAACAGAGTGTATCCTTCTATAATTTTAAGTTCTACAATAGGTAGATCAAATTTTAAGTGATCTATAACATTAGATTTTCTAATATCAGTATTAGAAAATTTATTCACAAATACATACTGTGTTTTATCAGTTAATCCAAGTACATCATAATATAAAGTATTTTCTTTGTCAATATTTCTATTAAAATTAAAATAATTATACCAATCAGAATCAGTTTGCCCAATCATTAAATACTTAGATTCCATTATTCTTTTACCCTGGAATTGAATTCCATCTGGAGATAAGAATAAGAAATCTTCAGACTCCCCAACAAATTCTCTAGTATTAAGATAAAACTCTTTAGCATAAAAATCATCATCAACAGAGCAAAACTCAATACCATCAATATAATCTTTAATCCAAAGTATATCAGATCTTAATGGCCAAATAATTGAGTATCCATTTTCTCTAAGAAGATGTGCCATTTTCTGTAAGTAGAAAACATCACCTATTCCAGCAGGTTGTTTTATTAATACTTTTTTAGACATTATTAATTTTCCATAAAATAATTAATGTATATAAAATCTTCCAAAATTTCCATTTCTTTACATCGATCTAAATTATCTTTTATGGCATCCATTTTACCAAAATAAATTTCCTCTGATACCTCAAATTCTTCACTAAGATTAATAATTCCATCAGTATTGAAATACTTTCCAATATCAGGGGCGCCCAAATAAACAGGAATAGTTCCTGTAGCAAAACAATCTAAGAGTTTTTCTGTGAAATAAGTTTCATACTGCCCATTCTCAATTGCAACAGAAAACATATATTCACATAACCCCTCTTCTTTAAATTCTATTTCTCTAAATCCTCTTCCATACAAATCAACTTGTTCTCCTATTCTTTCAACCCATTCAAGACGAGTTTTATGTCCACTGCACATTAATTTGTTGGATGAAATCATAGAAATCATTTTTGATTTCTCATACACCTTAGGTTCCTTTATCCAAAATCCCTGAGCAGGAACCCATTTAAAATTATCACCAAGAGAAAGTAGTCTTTGATCATGAGTAAAAATTATATCATAAGTGCTCTCTATTAGTTCTCTTCTATCAATAATACTTTCAACTAATCCAGGTTTAATAAACTTAGACTCCAATAACCAAAGATATTTTGAACCAGATCTTTTATCTTTAATTCCAATATCTATAGTGTCATCAATATAGAAAGTAGACTCAGCACCATCCTTCACCCACTCAATATACTTAGAAACTTTACCATGGACGGAATAACCTTTATTACCATTAGTTAAATGTGTAAAAGTGTCTCCAACGAGATTAAATTGTTTTTTCATTTTAGTTCCCAATAACTATCCCATTCGTACTCATTTTCGGGTATTTCTTTTTCAGTTACATTTACACCATTAAGTCTACCCAAACTTGCATAAATGAAATTATAATTTTGACAAAGAAGTTCTTTAAATCCATCAAATTGATTATTCAAACCATCGTAAAGGAATAAACCATTTCCATGAGTTTCAACAAAAAGTTTTTCTATTTTTTTATTAACAATAAAAGATTGAAGAGTTTTAAGAATATTTAAATCACTTCCTTGAGCATCAGAAATATAATAATCGATATATTCCACTTTATTATCTACAAGATAATCGCACAAATTAATTACATCAACTTCAATTTCTCTATATTTTCTTTGAGGATGATCTTCATCATGAGTAGAAGAAGAAACTATACTCATGCTACTTGAAACTCTATTAGGAGTTACAAAAAACTTTGCTTTAGATTTCTCATTTCCACAAGCAGCATTAACTAAAGTAACCCAATCAAATTGTTTATATCTACTACGCAAAACTTTAAAGATTTCTGGATCTGGCTCAAAAGCATAAACTCTTTCATATTCATTAAAAATACCCCACAAAGAATCTCCAGTATTAGCACCAACATAAATTAATGTTTTCATTTATCATACTTTAGGATAAAGATATAAAGCTCCAGTTCCACCATCAGGAAGGTCTGATCTTGTAGAATATTCTACAACATAATTATCATCACCATAAATTTGATCAACATAACTTTTAATGTAATCAAACTTAACCACTACATTATTATCATCAATAACTAAATTTGGAAACTTTGGTCTGTTTGGATCACTTTCACTAGGAACAAAAAAATCATGTATAATAATTACTGGTGGATTTTTTACACAATATTGTGCTATCAATTTTAACTCAGTGACTAAAGGTAATTGAAATCCATGAGCATCCAAAAATACTACACACCGATCTTTTTCAGAAAGATTTGATAAAATTTGATCCAACAATTCTGCAGAGTTGCCCAGATGACATTTTACATTTTTACAATTTTTAGTGTTTGGTAACACAAAATTATTGTACATATCATCTTGCAATTCTACCGTATGAATATAATCATACAGATTCATTTTATCCACAATGGTTATATTTCTACCATCAAAGGATCCAGTTTCAATAAAAATATTTGTTCCAAAATTTTTAGAAAGATATTCAGTTTTACTTCTCACCTCAGAGTCATAATACGCAGGAAAAATTCTAGAATTATATGCTAGTAAGGTATTCAAAAATTCATTAATATTTTCTAAATTTAATTGATTTTCCATTTATGTTTTTAAAAATTAGTTTTAAATTTTATCCAAAATCCAATAATAAGTTTTACGAATCCCATCTTCTAATGTTTGAGAGTAATCCCAACCTAGTTCTCTGCGAATGACATCATTGTTAGAATTACGTCCGCGAACTCCAAGAGGACCATCAATATGATTCTTCTCAACTTTTTTACCAGCAACCTTAGCAGCAGTATCTACAAGTTGATTAATAGTCACCATTTCTTCAGAACCAATATTTACTGGTCCAATAAATTCAGACTCCATCATACGACGAGTTGCTTCAATACATTCATCAATATAAAGGAATGATCTAGTTTGCTTACCATCACCCCAAACTTCTATGGTTCCACCTTCTTGGGGTAGGTAGGCAACTTTACGGCAGATTGCTGCTGGTGCTTTTTCTCTACCACCTTCCCAGGTTCCTTCGGGTCCGAAAATATTGTGGTAACGAGCAACCCTAACTGGAATGCCATAATTGCGATGATAAGCAAAGTACAGTCTTTCTGAGAAGAGTTTTTCCCATCCGTATTCCGAATCTGGATTTGCGGGATATGCGGATTCTTCACGGCAATCAGGGTTCTCAGGATCAAGTTGATTATGCTCTGGATACATACATGCGGATCCAGAATAGAAAATCTTAGTATTGTTTACACCCTTAAAGTCATTAAACTGACGTTGTGCCTCTAAAACGTTTAAATTAATGGTGGCAGAATTATGCATAATATCTGCATCGTTTTCGCCAGTAAAGACAAATCCTGCACCACCCATATCAGCAGCAAATTGATAAATCTCATCAAATGGTTCAAGATACTGTGATGCTACAAAATGATAGAAGTTTCCGAGATATCCCTTAAACTGAATCACTCTTTCAACAAAGTTCATATCTCTCAGGTCTCCCTGAATAAACTCATTTGCTTCAGTTTCAGAGAACTCTGGACGCTTAAGATCTACACCACGAACCCAATATCCCTCTGCTCTCAATCTTTTTACCATATGGGATCCAATGAACCCACCAGCACCAAGAACTAGTGCCGTCTTTTTATAATCACTCATAGATGAATTAATTACTCTTAGTATATATTATACTAAAAAAGGTGGGTTTATGCAACCCACCTTCATGTGCTCAGGCTCGCCACCAATTCTTTGACTGGAAATTGGAAACCAGGCGGAGAAAGAATTCCCCATCCGCACCACTTGCTTTTTTATGGGAAAGCAAGAAACCAAAATGGGTCATTGACTCCACCACCTAGTTTTGGGAAACTAGGAAAAGTTGGGTTAACTTTGATATTTCAGTGATACCAAAGAACGCACATAAAAATAGTACATCCCAAAGTTTTAGTTTAATTGCAAAAGGTACTGTGAGTAATCCTCCAACAACTTTTAACATTAAACCATATTTAAAATCTCCCCACAACATAGTCTGATAACCAATTATGAGAAGAAAGTTCCCAAGATATCTTAGGATACTTGTTTTAGACATAAGGGGTTTGCTCCCGACCAGTACTGTTATAGACCATCCGTGTCTTTTTCAGGATAAATTTCGTGCTTCAAATATGAAACAATTAAAACTCCTCTCCTGATGTCACTCCTATTATATGCAGAATGAACACTAGTTTCAACAAAAGGATTTAAACTTTTATTTTCTAAAATTCTATTTTCATTTAAAACTTTTAATCCACATTTACCACCAGGAGGAATATCCAAACTATAATGATATTTAACCACACAAGTTTTTCTCAAGTAGTAAGGAATATGAGAATTTTTCATTACTATTTCATCATCAGCATCATAATGAGGATCAACTTCAGAATGCGGTTCTAACATTGAAAACACTGCTAGAACTGGTTTTACCTTAAATGACATTAATAAATTGATAGTAAAACAATTTTTAACCTCAGGTGGCAAAATTGGTATTACTTGCTTACCAATTACAAGAGGGCAAACTTGCCAAAAATGACCAGTTTTTTTAGGAATTGGCAATTTACTCAAATCATCACATACAAGATTATATTCGTGAGAGTAATCTACAAAATAATCCTTTTCAACAAAATTTAGATAATCAGTTTTTATCTGATCATAGTTATCAAGTAATTTGCTGTTATCAATAACATTTGAAAGAGGTAAGAACATTTTTATGTATTAATCATCTTTTACATATGCAGGAACACCATCAGGATCTAACCAGCAGGTATAATCATGATCTTCCATAGCAGTCATTAGCTGCATTTCATTATCCAAAAGATACATGTCTTTATACCTTCCAGTATAAGAGTCTACTTTTTGAATACGATAATCAGGTTTTCCATTAATTTCTAATGTGCCAACCTCAACATAACGATAAGGAAAGCGTTCAAGAAGAACATTAGGTTTCCTAACAACTTTCATCAGGCAACCTCAACGGTTTCAAGATCCTGTGCAACATATTCCATTAGAATCTCATAGTCATCAAGAGGATCACCAGAGAACACTACACCTTCATTTTCATAAAAGCGGCGCACCTTTTTATAAAGTTTCGGATTCTTTACATCAAGGTAGAATTCACCGTCAGCGGCAGAACGAAGAGTGCTGACATCTTTCTTGAATTTCGTAATCAGAGACATGGTTTTGTTTTGTTTGCTCTAGTATTATAAGGGTTGAAGAGTTTTATGTCAAGAGTGCCAGTTGAGAAACTGGCAATCGGGGTGACAGGATTCGAACCTACGACATCCGCCTCCCAAAGACGGCGCTCTACCAAACTGAGCTACACCCCGTTACACCGTTATTTAGTTCGGTGTATAAACATTATACCCATAGCTGGGGCGATTGTCAAGAGGCACCCGATTATAAACAAGCAAACTTGATTTGTTAAAACAAATTCTACAAACTTTATCATCTTACAAAAGCATGATTGAGAGACCAAATAACCAATAATCCAATTAATCCAAAGATAGTGAGTGCATTATAGATTGTCTTATTCATTTCCTAATTTAAAGTAATTTTGAGAAAAGGAAGTAGAGGAGGAATAACTCCAATAAGTCTCAGTAATCCCTCAGCAAATAAAGCAAGAACCACCCAACCGACGCACATACTAATGATAGAAGCATTACGGTTGTGTCGTCGTATTGCTGC